GGAAAGGCAGGGGGGGTAGAAAAAGACGCTAAAAAAAGAGCCTGTGAGCGTGAACCCTTGGCGCTATTGCATCTACGACACGCACTAACACAGTTCTCTAAACTAAGTGGATCGCCTCCGGCTTTGATACTCACTACGTGGTCTACGGTGGTGGCATCCTGTCCACAGTACGCACACGTGTATCCATCTCTAGCTAATACGGCTAGGCGCACACGCTTCCAATCCCTACTTACCCTTGGATCCTGCCTACCTCTAACCATCTAGTAGTGTCCCTTACGCTTATGAAACTCGAGAGCTCTACACGCTGTTGAGTGTCTTGCTTTTATGTATTTAAGTCCTCTATCTATCTGTAAATATGGATCCTTTATCTTTAGCTTTAATAGCTGCGGTATTCCGTACGCTGTGCTCTTAGGGTTATCAGCTCGTGGATCCCAACGACTCTCTTTATCCCATAGAGTCTCGAGACAGCGATATTGCTTAGCACTTTGTATTTTCATATGTGCGTATATCTTGTAGTTATTCTTGTCTCTTGTAGTACTTACCGCCGTAGCATTAGGCATATTGGTGAATAGCAATAGCCCGGCCAAAAGCACCAAGCATCGCTTGCGAGCTATCCGCCTCAGCGGCTCGCCTACGAGCATGGAGCGTAGCCGTAAAGTCAAATACCGGTCAAGCATGAGCGTAATCTTGAGCGTGTCGCACAGCCGATTAACACGTGTGTATAACTTGTGTGGATAACTATTACGCATCTTTACCCCATCCCGTGCCCTTAAAGCTAAGGCCCGGTGAGTGATATATCTGCCTCATTAGTAAATTGCAGCAATAGGGGATCGTGTGCTCGGCCATCTTTTGCTCAAGCTCATACCGGATATTGCAGCTAATACACTCGTACTCATAGATCGGCATCTTTAACATCCTCCATTAATACAACGCCCATTACACCGCATTTAACGCATTGTAACGATTTAACGTATGGCGGTAAGTTATCGGTTACGACTCTCTCTATATGATCGGTCATTTTCCCGCATAGACGGCATTTAGTTTTATACATCGCCATAGTTAGACCTCTTTAGATATTGCATCTCGAATAAGCTAGAGCGTGGTACCCAGTAGTTATCTTGATGCGGATGTTTGTAGCGTGGTGTCATGGCCATATGGACCGGCATCCATCCGAGCAATATGTAGACCGGGCTGAACCCGGTAACCAAGATAGCTACATCGTTTGGCCTCGGGTTTGGCCTGTTTTGGATAATAAGGTGCCCGTTTTGGTGTTTGGTCCACTTGACCTCAATATTTTCTCCCACGTCTGCCTCATCGTGAAAGGTGTTTACTTTAGGCACAAAGCCATAATCTCCAAAATATGCAGCTACAGCCATTTCAGCGCCCGCGCCCTCGGCCTTTTGCCATATAAACTCGTGATAATTGGCAAACTTTTGGCCGAATTGATTAGCATCACTCGGATCGGCATTTATCGCTACAGCTCTATCGAGCCCCTTTTGGTGAGCGATAATCTCTTGAGACCGATCGAGTATTACCTTAGCTAGGCCCGGCACTCTGCACACAGCCACGTAACGGCCTCTAATCCGATATCTCGTATAGTTAATCCGCCTAGTTGGCTAACCCATTGGTCACAGTAATCACACCGATCTACCGGCGTAGAGCTTGTAGATCCATCATCGTGTATAACCGTAGCTATTTTGTTTTTAATAAAAGTTATCTCGCCCATAGATACACCATTAACGCAATAAGGAAAAGCTGTATCATTATTAATATTTTAACTAGCCCTTGGATGGTCATACTTGAGGTTTCCATTTACCATCGCTACCGAGTACGTGCCAATACGGGTTACATTGATTAGCTCGGTTTTTCTCTGTGCACTTATACGCGGCCCACGGCTTACCCGTAGCTTTCGCTGTTCCCTCGGCCCATATCATTGTCCCGTGAGCGCATCGTGGAGGCTCTGCTACTTGCTCGCCACCTAGGTTTAGCTGTATTTCTCCTAAAGCTGTAGCCATCGTAGGGATACCCTCGTGAGCTACTTTTGTGCTCCAAGGATCCGAGTCAGCCGGTAAAGTCTCCACCTTTTGCATATCTTGAGCGGTAGGCCTTGATGAATATTCCAAGCTCGGCGTTAATAAACCTATGCACCTCCCATAGGCGCTCGTGACAGTATCCTCAATCAGCCATCGCTTCATATTTTGCGTAAGACTAGCAACGTTACCGAAAGCGTAATCTACGGCGCTTGGCACCATATCCTCGTACTCCCGGTATGCCTCAGCTTTGACTAGCACCGTACCTTTAACCATATCGATATCCTCGATATATGCGATTAATTTACCGGTCGGAAATTCGGATCTAAAGCGTTTAATCCTTGCGTTTACATCCTCATAGTTATCTAAAAACCCCATTAGATTAGCTCCTTATCTTTAAGAGCTCGTGCTATCGATCGTCCACGTATAAAGCCCTCGCCGTGGCCTTGGCGGTACCCGATCGAGTAACCGGCCACTACTAAAAGAAAACCTACGCCACAAAAAAACAGGCCTATTAAGATATCTAAACTATTCATTTCTCGCCCTTTGTTAAGGCCGATTAAGCTACTAACCGAGTAGCCCTCTCAGCGTTTGTAGTATCAGTATGAGGGCTACTTGTCAGATATCAAAGCGTATTTCTGTTGGCGTGTCGCTAGTCGTAGGCTCTACCTTAGGTTTAGTTTTTAAGCCGTTCGCGCTTACGATCCCGGCAAGCGTACCGGTAAGAAATACCGTAAGCGTGGATACTAGATCTATAAAGGCTGCATCGTTTGGCGCTTGCTTCATAGGCTGCGTAATAAAGAGCAACGCATACAACATAGACGATACGGATATAGCAAAAACGATAGCTAGGATAATTCCAATAGTAACGATCAGCCGAGCGTGTAGCTCCTCAGCTGTAAATCTACGCCTCGCCATTGATTACACCCTCCTCAAAAAGATCTTTAGTACATAATCCAAGCGGCTCGCATTGTGGAGGCTGACACTCGGCCTTTTCCCAGTTTTCGTATTCTTGGCAAGGATATCTAACCCATCCCTGATAACCGCACCCTGATAGGAGCATCGTCCCCACAGCCGCCCCTATCAAGGCCCGGATCATCGTGCGCCTATACCGTATTGCTTCTCGCTAGGCTGTACAGCCTTTAGTAGTGGACCAACAAGGCCAGCGATAAAAGCGTTAGCTAGTACTTTTGGATCGGTTACTCCGGACATATAAAGAGCTGCTACAGCGGCTAAGGATGCACGTGCATAGGATTTAGCAGCTGCCTCTAGTTGTTTTCTGTTCATTGTTATCTCCTGTAATGCCCTTTAATTGAACTATATTAATACGGATACGTCTACCGTACCGGTAGCGCATATAGCGTATAGAGCATCGTAATTTTCAACCATTAAAGTTAAAGATGCGCCGCTATTTAATTTATAGCCGTTAGCGGTAGTTACGTTAGGCCCACCTAAAAAAATAGAGTTATTACCACCGCCACCGCCACCGCCACCACCGGCAAGATTATGTAAATATGCGGTCTGATGAAAAATACTAGCAGCTACTAAAAGGGTAGCCGTAGTACCTACTGATACTTGTGCACTACTTGGCATCGTTTAATTCTAACTTTTCTATTAGCTGTTTAGCTTTAGCCGGTTTAACCTCTACCTCAAAATGCATATCATCGGGACGGCTCTTAAAGTCTCCGCCCCACTTTAGGCCGTATTTCTTAGCTAGAGCCCGGATCATAGGTATTTTTTCAGCCGGGAAAGTGTCGTATTTTCCTAGAGGATGTTTAGTCGCATTGAGATCTATAGCTGTACCGGATGAGTGGCAAGAGAGGCGATCGGTAGAGCCTCGCACCATACGGAAAGCGTAGCCCCAATCATCGAAAGTACCCTCGTCGATAGGCTCGATTAGCTCGTGAAACTCAGCGGCGAACCCGGCTAGTAGTGGGCCCACGCTTGCAGCACACCGTAGCTTTCGATCTGTTCCCTTTACAGGAAAAGATTTAATTTTAATTTCGTCCGGGTCTTTAGAGGCCGGGTACCCGTTATAGCTTGTAAGGCTCATCCGAGTAGGAGCGCCGCTTCATCGGCTGTAAGGCCAAGGCGATCTAATACCGCTTGGCGAGCTTCGGCTTTTGCTTCGGCCTCGGCTTGCTTGGCAGCTTGTACCGCTTGATCGGCTTGATATTCTGCAAACTCCTCAGCCGTCATTTCTCTATCTATAATCTCGTCTGTTTCTACATTATGTATTCTTATTGTTGGATTTGTCATTATTTCACTCCATATAGTAGGACGGTTCCACCGTTCATCGTTTGACCATCACGTGCAAAAACCAAAGACGTAATTTCTGTATTAGATCGAAATGCACCGCTACCGATAACTGATTTTCTTGACGCAACTTCATTTTGTATATTTCCATAAAATTGAAACGGCTTAAATGTCGTTGAGGAAGTATAGTTATCAATCTGTAAAGTCCAAACGCTATTTGAACTTAATCTATAGACGGTACCACCCCATGACAATGGAATTTTTGTATCTGCGGAGTTTGCAATTGAAGATCCATCAATACCGCATTGATTACATAAATTGCTGACGTTATTTGGTGCGCAATCAAAGTAAGTATCACTCCCGGCCGTAGTACTTACACCAGAAATAATTAAAAATAAAGAGTTATAAGTTTGTGGTATAGAGGAAAGTGTCGTAGTTGTACCAGAAAATGATGTAGTACTAATTAAAGTCATACCACCACCGGATGCTGCCGCCCACTTTAATCCGGTGGCCGTAGAGCTGTCAGCTGTGAGCACGGTGTCATTAGCTCCAACGGCAAGGCGAGCAAAAGTATCCGCACCTGTTCCCGGTACGAGATCTCCTTTAGCATCGATAGCTGTAGCCATTGAGTTAGTAACCGTTACCGTGCCGGATGTACCGCCGCCGCTAATACCTACGCCAGCTGTTACGCCCTCAATGTCACCGGTAGCACCGGATGCTACCCAAGCTGCACCGTCGTAATACCAAAGTCCATTAGTATCTTTTGTAAAAGCAAACTGTCCCTCAGCCGGTACCGTGATAGCAGCATCTCTAGCCGCTGTACTTGCAAACACGTTAATACCTTGCATGAGATAACCGTTTACATCACCGGCCGTTAATACCTCACCCGTTACAAAGGTCTTAAAACCTTGTCCAGCTGCCATAGTCTTACTCCCTAGTACGATAACACGGAGGTATCGAGCACTCCGTATAGTGATGAGTTTAATATAAAGCCGTCGATAATAGGCTCTAGTGTTGTAAATGTCGTTTTCCAAGAGCTCGGCGTTACTTGGTGTTGTACGCCGAATACTTGCAAGGTTTGTATAAGGGTCGATCCGCCCGGCTGATTAGTGGTAATCCTTACCGGGTCAAAAAAATCTAGTTCTAGGGCCGCTAATATGCCATCGTTATAATCCACGCTGTAAAGGTTAAGCTCTAAGAAATCGCACCGAGTTTGAGTATCTTTACGGGATGCGACATAAGCGCGGGCATAATCTAGGGCAGCTTGATCGGTCTCCATTACTAAATCCTGTTGATTATATGAGTGAGTAAAATACTCCTCTATGGATGCCTCGTCTAAAGCTGTTTGAGCTGTGCCGCCTATCTTGGTTATCGAGGCTTGGTTATATACCTGAGTATCGTCTAAGCGCCATATGGCATTGTTATAGTTAATATCGGTGCCGTCATCGTTAAACACTCGAGGCGGTAGGGCTTGAGAGGCTACACTAAAATTACGATCTTTGAGTGTTATGTTTCCACGAGCATCCATATAGAGAGCTCCGTACTCGGAGATAGTGGCGGTCTGCATCGCTGCTAGCGCCGTCCGAGGATTACCCGGGTCAGCTTGAAACGGTATATCTCCGAACTGTATCTCTCGCTGTGATGGAGGAAAGAGGATCTCGTCCAAAATAGCGTTTATGCGCTCGCCGGGTAAGTCACCGGGCTCAGCTAAAGTTACTGTAGATATTTGACTATTCTCAAAGAGTCTAAAAGCATCGACAGCTGTAATAGTTGTATAAACTACATCGGTGGCCATAAGAGGTGTAGTAGTTACATAGCTTGTAATAAAGCCGCTAAACATAAAATAGGTATTACCGGCATATGTCGCGCTAATCTGTACCTTACGTAGCGGTGTCAAAAGGCCAAAATAGGGCCCGGCCGGATTTTGGGGGTTAAAGTCCCCCGATTGGTCCACAATTCTCAAAGTAAGAGTACCGGTCTGAAATACATCGGCTTGAGCGTTACGGCCTCGTATAGTTGTAACACCGTCTACTTGGTTAGAGACATCGACGATAAGAGTATTTTCATCGGCTAAAACGTTAGTGCCTAATAAACCCTCGCCTAACACCATAGCCGGGCCGAAAGATGGACCGCTAGAAAAGTTAATAACCGCGTTTATCGTAGGTACGGTCACTTTAATCTACCTGCCGTAGCTAGAGGATTACCGTCTCTTTCGATATTTTGGATAGTCCGTTGGATAAGATTACTAAACTCGTCCGGCTGAGCTATGACCCCTGCATTAATTGTAAGGTTATATTGAGCGGCGGCTTGAGCTGCATAGCGAGCACCGGATAGGGCAGCACTTAAACCTACCCCGGCGCTTAATCCTTGGTTTAATGACTCTCTTGCTACCTTGTTACTAAGGTCTATTTTAGTTAGGTCGATCATGTTTTTAGCAGCTGTAGAGCTACTACCTGTAACTTTACTACTACCTGCGCTGCCAGCCGTGCCGCCGGTTATGCCGGTGCCTACGCTGTTAAGTAACTTTATGTAATCTTGTAAGGCTTTAGCTCGAGCATCGTCGGCTCGTTTTTGAGCGGCCGAAACTCGATCGATGACCTCCATCTCGGCAGACTCACGTAACATATTGCTAGTTAGCATCGCATTAGTCGTATTGCTGAGAGCTGCAAGGCGAGCGATCTCTGTAAGTTGGATCTGTACTCTTTCGCTGTAGCTCTCTTTAGCGGCTAGCTCTCCGGAGGCCATAATGGCGGCGTTATATTTCTTAAACGCCTCCTCACGTAGTAGCTCTTTATCGCCCTCGGCTATCTTGGTAGCGTTGATATTACGCAGCTCTGTGAGGAGCTGAGTGTTAAGAGCTTGTAGAGCTGCATCATTAATAGTAGTAATACCGGCTAGCTTGGCTAAATCGGCGTTTCTCTGTAGAGCTGCTAGCTCGCTAATCTTTCGTAGAGCTAAGGCTCCGTTATCCTCCTCGATAGCTTGTAGAGCTTCAAGGCGTAGCTGTGTCTCTTTGTCATACGTTGCCTGTAATGCGGCAGCTAGTGAGATACGAGTAGAGTCAAAAACGGCGGCAGCTTTAGATAGTGAGAGTTTATTCTTTTCAGCTAGTGCCGATTTCTTTTGTAGTGCTATTAATTCCTTTTGGCGCTTAACCGCATCGGCCTCAGCTTTAGCCCGAGCTCGATCATTGGCTGTAGGCCCTGTACTACCACCTGTGAAAAATCTACGGGCACTAGCTCTAGGCTTTTTCATAAACCCGGACGGATCACCCTGGACAATTAGATCTACGAGAGGCTGCGTTTTGCGTATAAACTCGGTTAAGAGGTTAGCCGGTAGGTCTAAGGATGTTTTGATCTCTCGGCCTAGTTTGGCTATTTCTACAATTAATTTAGCCGTGCTTGTAGCTGCCCGATCTATATCATCGGTTAATTCTTTAATATCGTTATTACCGCCTAGAATTTTAAGAGCATCGACTAGGCCTTTACCGATAATCTCGCTAGCTTCATCGGCTTTAATACCGAGCTTGGCCATTTGAGACGTATAGCTTTGAGCCTCGAGAGCGGCTTGACCCTTAAAGCGAGTTTGTAAAATAGACATAGCTTTCTCAAAGCTAACGGTCTGTAGCTCAGTTTTACTTAGGCCTAAATTAAGAGTACGTAGTCCCCGGGTATTACCTAGATAGGCTTGCGTAAGTTTTTCCGATACTGTCGATACGCTTTCGCCTAAGCCGGCTGCGGCGTTAAGGCTAACGTTTAGTATCTCTTGAGATTTAGATAGGGACCCGGTAGCTTGTAAAAGAGCTATAAAAGACGGCTGCAAAAGATCACGGTTTACACCGGTAGCAGCCTCTACGCTGTCTATATATTTATTAATGTCATCGCTAGCAAAAGCTAGGCCAAGGTTACTAACCGCTGCATTAAGGCGCTTTACCTCTTGGATCTGCTCGCCATAAGCAAGGATAGATTTTTTAGAATAAGCAACGAGAGCAGCTCCACCGAAAGCAACGCCGAAAGTACCGGCTAAAGATTTTAGCTGCCGCTGAAATTTAGATATCTGAGTTTGGCCTTTACTTAAAGCCTTGCCGTCAAAGGTAGTTACAGCATTAATTAATAGACTTGGTAGATTAGCCATTATGCACCTAGCCCGTAGCGGCCTTGGTTAAAAGCGT